ACACTAACCTCAACTCAAACCCCAACTCCCACTACTTCAGTCACCCCCACACTAACCTCAACTCAAACCCCAACTCCCACTACTTCAGTCACCCCCACACTAACCTCAACTCAAACCCCAACTACCACTACTTCAGTCACCCCCACACTAACCTCAACTCAAACCCCAACTCCCACCACTTCAGTCACCCCCACACTAACCTCAACTCCAACTCCAACCCCTTCATCAACACAACCAATTCAGGGACTTTTCTTTACATTACAGGAAGTTGGTCCTGATGTCGTATTATCAGGAAGTGGAGCGGTGAATCTTTCAAGTTTATCTAGTGGTGGATTTACTACCAGACTAATTACTATTATCGACCCTCTCAATGGGGAATATAACGTTGGTGACGTTGGTGGAGCTGTAGAATTTTTCTCAGGTGTTACTTTGAGTCCATATCCTTCACTCGGAAGTGGTACGGGTGCTAATGCCGATTTGACTCACGGGGACCTTTTTGGAGTAACTAATTTTGGTTTGATGGTTCCGTATCCATATACAGGTGGACTCCTTGATGGTACTGCCACGTTCACTAGTACAACCTTGTCAACTTTAGGGGTTACAGTACCTGGAGGTCCTTACCAAATTCAATGGGGAGCTTCAGGAGTGTCAGAAACAATTACTTTCGAGGTAATCTAAAAGTTTTTTTGTTCTTTTTTGGTATTCATAATTTTGAGAAAAATTCTATTTTTTTCTCAAAACTATGTAAATGAAGATATTCGTCCAAATCGCAGCTTATCGTGACCCCCAACTTATTCCAACAATTAAGAACATGTTGGAAAATGCTAAAAGACCAAAAAATTTAAGAGTTGGAATTGCTCGTCAGTTTAGTCCTGAAGATGGATTTGATGACCTCCAAGAATTCGAAAAAGACAAAAGATTTAGAATCCTAAACATTCCATACCAAGAGGCTGAGGGTGTTTGTTGGGCTCGTAATCTTGTGCAACAATTATATCAGGGTGAAGAATACACCCTTCAGATTGACTCTCACATGCGTTTTGCCCCTAATTGGGATGATGAGATGATTAAGATGATTAAACAACTTCAGAAAAAAGGACACAAGAAGCCACTCCTCACGGGTTACGTTTCTTCTTTTGACCCTGACAATGACCCTGCGGGTAGGGTACAAGAGCCATGGAGAATGGCATTCGACCGTTTCATCCCTGAAGGCGCGGTGTTCTTTTTACCCGAAACCATTCCTGGTTGGCAAGACTTGAAAGAACCTGTACCCGCTCGTTTCTACTCAGCTCACTATTGTTTTACCTTGGGACAATTTTCAACTGAGGTTCAACACAATCCTGAGTACTACTTCCACGGTGAAGAAATTTCAATTGCTGCGAGAGCATACACTTGTGGATACGATTTGTTTCACCCACACAAAGTTTTGATTTGGCACGAATACACTCGTAAAGGTAGAACCAAACAATGGGACGACGACAAAAAATGGGTTGATAGAAACAACAAGTCTCACCTCCTTAACCGCAAACTATTTGGTATGGATGGTTTAGAGCAAGAAGGTCACGACGGTCCTTATGGATTTGGTTCTGAAAGAAGTCTTCGTGATTATGAAAAGTACGCGGGTCTTTTGTTTGAAAAACGTGCCGTACAACAATACACACTCGAGAAACATTACCCACCAAATCCTTACAATCATGAAAGTGAAGAAGAATGGAAGAAACATTTCGCATCTGTATTCAAACATTGTATTGACATCAATTACGGTTCAGTACCCGAGAAAGATTATGATTTTTGGGTTGTTGCCTTCCATGGACCAAACGATGAGACATTGTTCAGAAAAGATGCCGATAAACACGAAATTGCTCGTATTATGAATGACCCTGATGGTTATGGTAAAGTATGGAGAGAATTCCAAACCGAAACCAAGCCAACTTATTGGGTTGTATGGCCCTTCTCTGAATCAAAGGGTTGGTGTGAGCGACTCACAGGTACATTGTAGTTAAATGAATGTATTCAATTTTTTGTATATCAAAACACCAAAGACTGCTTCAGAACTCATAAAAAGGTATCTGAGGCAGTATGGTGAAGCCACGGGATTACAAAGAAACAGCAATCCTTTGAACCATTATTTTGAAAACAAAAATTTTGGATACTTTACAGAACACATAATGATGACTCCGAAGGTTCTTAAACATTTCTATAATTCTAACGATAAAAATTATTCTTCGTTGATTTTGACTTCGATTAGAGAACCCTTACAAAGGATGGTTTCCCATTATTATTTTTCTAATTTGAACCGTCATGAAATGGACTTCAATGAGTGGTATTACAATTATCATCATGGGACTTTAAAAAAAGTTAAATTTGGCTGGAAACCTTTTGAAACTTTGGGTGATAGGGAACCGGTTCACTTTGACATTGATAATTACCAACTGAACTATATTGGAGTATACAATCCTTTAGATATTTTTTATTTGTATGACTACGTATTCGTTTCAGAAAAAGTCGAAGAGCACATTACCCTATTTGAAAAGACGTTGGATTTTAAAATTGAAAGATATCAAGGTGACAAACACATAAATCACAATAAAAATTACCCTGACTCAATTGAAATTTCTGAGGAAACCGAAAATTTATTCAGGGAAAGAAATCAACGAGACTATGAACTCTATGATTTTGTTAACGAAACTTATTTTGGATAGTGAAAAAAATAGCATTCCATTCAAATCAATTGGGTATACGTGGTACTGAAGTTGCTATGTACCAATATGCGAAATACAACGAAGAAATCTTAGGTAATAAAAGTGTTATCGTAAGTTTTCCAAACAGAGACCACGGAGCAATCGAAAAATTTAGAGACCGATTTGAAGTGGTATTAATGGAATGGTGGGAATACGAATCCTACTTAACCCAAAACAATTTTGATTATTTGTATCTTATAAAGATGGGAACCAATGATGGATACTGTCTTCAGACAATACCATGTTTAATCCATGCCGTTTTCAGGTTCAATGACCCCCACGGACACAAATATTTCTACGTGTCTGATTGGTTGGCTAAGGACCAAGGATATGACCCCGAAACTCATTCGCTCCCACATATTTGTGAAAGATTACCTCAGTCGGAGTATAACTTCAAAGAAAAACATAACATACCTTCAACTGCTCGTGTATTCGGGTGTTATGGTGGTTCAACAGAGTTTAACATCGAATCAACCAAGAGAGCCATTCGTAAGGCTGTAGAAGACCACGATGACATCTACTTTATCTTTATGAATATCCAAGAGTTTGCTGACCACCCACAAATTAAGTTCTTTCCAGGAAATTATGATTTAAAAGAAAAATCTGCGTTTGTGGATGCTTGTGATGCCATGATTCACGCTCGTAGTGGTGGAGAAACATTTGGTTTGGCTGTGTCTGAATTTGCCCTTTCGAATAAACCCGTCATTACTTATGAGTTGTCAGGGGAAAGAAGTCACTTAGATATTTTGGGTGAAAGAGCCATTCTTTATAAAGGGTACGAAGATTTGTTGGACATTTTTAAAAATTTACCTTCTTTTATAAAATACACAGATTATGATTTACCGTATAAACAATTCAGTCCTGAATTGATTATGAAAAAATTTGAAAAATTACTATGAGAAAAATTTTAGTTTCAACAATTTCTTTCGTAAATGAAAGGAAACAAGGCTCCGAAATCTACACAAGGTTCGCAAAAAGGCTTATTGATGACGTATTGAAAAAGACTCCATGGGATGTCATGGTTTCAACAAATCGTCCTGACCTTTTTGAAGATGTATCAAACCCTAACGATAGAGTTTTTATTAAAGAGGATAGATTAGAAAATCACAAGACACATGTCGGGGCATTCAATCAACTTCTCAAGTTCTCGGCAATCAAGGATATTGATTCAAAATACGACTATGTCCTATACATGGACTGTGATGCTGGTTTTACAGAGGAAGTGAATATAGAAGATGTTGAACGTATGATTGACCATTGGGAAAGTTTGGGTTATGATATGGTTGCTTTAAGAACTGACGCAACATACGATTGGGCAGAAAAGGAGTTTAAAGAAACAACTGATTTTAACAGTTGGCCAAAACCACTGTTCAATGCGAAATTTTTATTTTATGGAATCCACCCTGAGTGGAGTGGTGCGAAACTACCCTCCGAGCACGTATTCTTGGTTAAGAACAACGAACGATTAGTTGAAATGGCAAGACACTTCGAAAATTTTTGTACTCAGTTTGAAACACAAGATGTGAACCATCCAATAACTTACGATATGGAAGCCTTCGAAATTGGTGTATCAGCTCATATGGCGGGAATCAACATGGGTGAAATGGGTTGGGGAAATCAAATACAAATCCTCAAAGTTGGATTCAACGCGAACAATTGGGAAAAAGTTAAGATTTAATGTATCGTTCATTAGTTTACAATAGATTAAAAGAGTTTGGATTCAATCCAATCGTATCAATTGATGGTGGTGCTTGTCATGGTGAATGGAGCGCTTCAATACGAGGGACTTTCCCCACAACCACTATAATGGGTGTTGACGCCAATGATTGGAACAAAAATGGAAGTTTCCCACATGTAAACATCGGTGAAGTTCAGGTCCTGTCCGACCAAGATGGTAAAGAAGTTATTTTCTATAAGAAAGTAGAGGGTCACTGTACTGGGGATTCTTTGTTCAGAGAAAACACCCTTCACTATGAAGGTGACCGATTAGTCGAGGAAAGAAGAGTGTCAGTCACTTTAAAAACGCTTTGCGGAAAACATGGAATCCAAAAAATTGATTTATTAAAATTAGACACCCAAGGGTCGGAAATTATGATAATGAACGGATTGGGTGACATGTTGAACGATGTTGAATTTATTGAAATCGAATGTTCTTTGGTTGAATGGAACATTGGTGGATGTATGATAGGGGATGTAATTGAGTACTTACGTGATAAGTTTGACATTTATGAAATCTTAGAGTTTCATAGACTCAACAATTTGGACTTGATTCAAGTTGATATCCTTTTCCAAAATAAAAAATCAAATATTAAAAAACCGATATGAAAAAGGTAAGAATATCGGCGAATTGGGACACCTCTGAAAATCTCACCAAAAGACTGTTGTATCAATTCAAGACAGATGAAATGGATACATCCAACATAGAATTTGTTTTTGATGATTCATACGATGTGATAGTATTTTTTAATCACATTAACTTACCAATCAAACAGGGGTCTCGAGTTTTTGTTTTCCCACATGAACCTACTTGGGCGGGTTCTCATCAACTGAATTTTCCGTCGAATCAAAACATCACAGTTTTAGGATTTGATAAGAAATTTTATAATCCATCTGATGTTTGTGTTGAATCTCCCGCACACACCTATTACGGAGGTAGAGGTCCTTGGATGGACAAGGAGGAGGATTGGAATTACAAGAGATTGATTGATATCACTCCCGTCAAAACAAAAAATATTTCTTCGGTAATAACTAAACTAAACTCAAACGATATTAATCCTGAAGGTTGTTCCTATAAAAGTCGTCACGACCTTAATGAATTTTTAATCAAGAACGCACCGTTTGTCGATTTTTATGCCGGTTGGGATTTAAAGTTGGAACCCGAGAAAAAACATGCGGTTGAGTCTTATAGATTTAGTATCGCGTTAGAGAACCAATTCACCAAGAATTGGATTACCGAAAAGTTTTACGACTCAATCCTGTACAACACGGTGCCAATTTATTTTGGATGCAGTAATCTTGAAGAGTTGTATCCTGAGTGTGGGTATTTTGTTTTTGAAGATGTTACAAACCACAAACAATGTTTGGAGTTAATTAACCATATTGAAACCAACGCCGAATCTCTATATGAAAAAATGTTACCTGAGGTAATAAAAATTAAACAAAAATATTTCAACAACTACAATTTGTTGAAAAAGATTAATAATTTATGTAATGATGGAATTTGAAGATAAAGTTTACAAAAAATGTAACTTGGAACACAATGATAGTATTTCAACTTACAACGGTTGGGCCGCCCAACAAAACTATAAAGCATTTGAAGTTTTTCATAACTTTATTCAAAGTGTAAAACCAAAAAGAATTTTGGAAATTGGGACTTCCATCGGTGGGTTTACGCAGTTTCTAAAATATACCTGTGATAATTTAGGTTTAGATACTCACATTATTTCTTTGGACATTCATGAAAAACATTGGTACTCGGACATAATTGAGATGGGTGTTGACCTCAGACTTGAAAACATTTTTCTTAACAATTTTGAAGACGTACCTCAGGAATATAAAGATTTTATTCAAGGTGACGGTGTTACAATTGTTCTTTGTGATGGTGGTGATAAAGTTAGAGAATTCAATCTTTTATCAAAATTTTTAAAAAGAGGTGACTATATTTTGGGACATGATTACGCATTCAACAGACAAGTTTTCGAAGAATCTGTTTACCAAAAGGTTTGGAACTGGCACGAATTGTCTGAGTCAGATATTCTTAACTGTTCCCAAGAAAATAATTTAGTGGATTACAATCGTGAGATTTTTGAGTCGGTTGTATGGGTTTGTAAAAAGAAATATTGATATGTCAGTTACATTAGTTACAGGATTATGGAATATAAAAAGAGATTCACTCACTGAGGGTTGGTCCCGTAGTTTTAACCACTACTTAGAAAAGTTCGACCAACTTCTTAAGGTTGAAAATAATATGATTATTTTTGGTGACCCTGAGTTAGAATCCTTCGTTTTTGAGAGAAGAAGCAGAGAAAATACTCAGTTTATACCTCGTTCTCAAGATTGGTTCAAAAACGATATCTACGATAAAATTCAAAAAATAAGAACCAACCCTTCATGGTATGGACAATCAGGTTGGTTACCTGAATCAACACAGGCTAAATTGGAGATGTATAACCCTCTAGTTATGTCAAAAATGTTTTTGTTGAATGACGCTCGTATTATGGACCAATTTAATTCTCAATTTATGTATTGGATTGACGCGGGTATAACTAATACGGTTCATTGGGGATATTTTACACATGACAAAATACAAAATAAGTTTGATAAACTTTTCTCCAAGTTTGGGTTTATTGCTTTCCCGTATAAAGCGGAAACTGAAATTCATGGTTTTACCTATCCTAAGATTAATCAGTTCGCGGGTTCTGATGTAAAATTAGTTTGTCGTGGAGGATTGTTTGGTGGTAGTAAAAATGTTATAGGTGACGTAAATGGAATTTATTATAACGTACTTCAATCTACATTGAATGAAGGATACATGGGAACTGAGGAATCTCTTTTTAGTATCATGCTATACAGACATTCAGATATGTTCGATTACTATGAAATTGAGGGAAACGGTCTTATTGGAAAGTTTTGTGAAGATTTAAAAAATGACAAACACGTTCTCAAAAATGTTAATGGTGTTTCGAACTACAACAAGTTGAGTATTGATAACACGGCAATTTATGTAATTACCTTCAACAGTCCAAATCAGTTCGAAACCTTGTTGAAGTCCATGGAAATTTATGACCGTAACTTCATAGATAAACCAAAAAAGTTTTTATTAGATAATTCGTCGGATTTATCAACCACTGAGAAATACGCCGAGCTTTGTTTGCAATATGGATACAAACATATCAAAAAAGACAATCTCGGAATCTGTGGTGGGAGACAATGGATAGCAGAACATGCCCAAGAAAATGACTTTGATTTTTATTGGTTCTTTGAAGATGACATGTTCTTCTACAAAGGACAGGACCAAGTTTGTAAAAACGGTTTTAACAGACATGTTTCCGACATCTACACAAAATCTCTCGAAATTACCAAAAACAATTCTTTGGATTTTATTAAATTAAACTACACCGAATTCTACGGTGATAATGGAGTTCAATGGTCTTGGTATAACGTTCCTCAACACAAGAGAGAAGAGTATTGGCCCGAGAAACCAACACTACCCGTACAGGGACTTGACCCCAATGCTCCGAGAACAAAATTTAACCAAATGTTTTCATACAAAGGAATACCTTTCGCTATAGGAGAGGTATATTACTGTAACTGGCCTCAAGTGGTGTCCAAGTATGGTAATGAAAAAATGTTCCTAACCACAAAGTGGGAAAGACCTTTCGAGCAAACTTGGATGAGTTATATTTTTCAAGAAACTAAAGCGGGGACTATTAAACCTGGTTTAATGATGATTACACCCACTGAACATGACAGATTTGAGTTTTACGAAGCGGGGTTAAGAAAAGAGTCCTAACAAAGTATTTATCTTTGTATGGAATTTTTTATCAGAAAGAATGCTACACTACCTGTTTTGAAAATGCAGGTTGTACAAGATGGTAGAACGGGTTACTTGAACTTGATGGAGTCTTTAGAGAGTGCCACCATCTATTTTTCTATGATTAATACCGCTACAGGTATTCCTAAAATTGTTTCCGCGCCCTGTTATATTGTTAGTTTAATACTTGCCGATGGTGCTCCCACAGAGTATTACATCTATTACAGATTTACTTCAAGGGACACAAATACACCCGGACGATATACGGGACAATTCCTAATCAAAAACAATGACGGTAACCTTATTGTTCCCATACGAGAAGACCTCTATATCAATGTTGAGGACAGTTTCATTTCAGAAACTGCTTGTTGTTAATTGACCAAAGAACAAATCTTTTTTATATTTACAGTTGAATGAGTAAGACAAATTCCACAAGGTGTGGAAGATAATGTGTCACTCGGAAAAAACTGTATTATGACAACACCTGAGGATATCAAAGCATTCTTGGAGGGTAACGACCCTGAAGAGTTTATAGTGTCGTGTGAATTCGACTACGTATCAGACTCCATTTATAAAATCAAAGAGATTCCTGGTAAAGGAAAAGAAATTCGTAAAGATACGTTTACTCCATTTTGTTGGGTTGGTGACCTTCGTGGTTTGAACTTCTATGGTAATTCCAAGGGGGCTCAGAAGGAGGCGATGAGTAAACATGGCATCGTAATTACCAAGTTAGAGACCCATGGCGATGAACGTATGGAGCAAGGACTTACCTTTATGGTAAAGTCACTCAAAGGTTATAGAAGTCTGATTCAGTTTTTCCGTGAGGGTGGTTGTGACCCGTGGGGTGAGAAGTCCCGAGATAAAATCCTTATTCTCCCCCCCGTTGAGCAGTACTTTATATCAAAAGAAAAACGATTGTTCAAAGGTTATGAAGATTATGATGATGTAACCCGTTTGGTATTTGACTTGGAGACGACCTCACTTGAGCCCAAGGACGGTCGTATCTTCATGATTGGTATGAGAACCAACAAAGGTTACAACCGAATAATTGAGTGTATTGATGAGAGTCAGGAAAAGGAGGGGATTTTAGAGTTCTTCAAAGTAATCAACGAACTCAAACCAAGTATCATCGGTGGTTACAACTCAGCAAACTTTGACTGGTATTGGATTTTTGAACGTTGTCGTATTTTGGGTATGGACATCAGAAAGATTGTTCGTTCACTTCACCCTGAACATTCAATCTCACAGAAGAAGAATATCCTTAAATTGGCTAATGAGGTTGAGGATTTCATGCAGACATCCATTTGGGGATATAACGTAATTGACATTATTCACGCCGTTAGACGAGCCCAAGCAATCAACTCGTCAATCAAGTCTGCGGGTCTCAAATACATTTCCGAGTTCATCAACGCCAAACAACCTGACCGAGTTTACATCAACCACGACAGTATTGGTAAGATGTATACTGAAAAACAAGAATATTGGTTGAACCTTAAAAACGGTGAATATCGTAAAAAGGGTGACTTTGTTGATTTGGACAAGAAGTTTCCTGACACGTACCTATTAACTAACGGTGCGGACATTGTTGAGAGATACCTTCAAGATGACTTGGATGAAACCCTCAAAGTTGACAAGGAATTCAATCAGGGTTCCTTCCTACTTGCCGCTATGATTCCAACCACATACGAAAGAGTATCAACGATGGGAACCGCCACTCTATGGAAGATGTTGATGCTTGCGTGGAGTTACAAACACAATCTCGCTATCCCAGCAAAACAAAGTAAAACTGACTTTGTCGGTGGTCTGTCCCGACTTCTCAAAGTGGGGTACTCTAAAGATGTACTCAAACTTGACTTCTCATCTCTGTACCCCTCCATTCAGTTGGTACACGATGTGTTCCCTCAATGTGACGTGACAGGTGCGATGAAGGGTATGTTAAAGTACTTCCGTGACACTCGTATCCTGTACAAGCAACTTGCCGAACAGTACTACGAGAGTGACCCCAAACGAGCTGCGTCTTACAATAACAAACAACTCCCAATTAAAATCTTCATTAACTCAATGTTCGGAGCTTTGTCTGCTCCACAAGTTTATGCTTGGGGTGACATGTATATGGGAGAACAGATTACCTGTACCGGTCGTCAGTATCTTCGTCAGATGATTAAATTCTTTATGGCTCGTGGATATACTCCGCTCGTTATGGACACGGACGGTGTAAACTTTTCACTCCCTGAAGGGGCAACAGAGAGAAAGTATGTAGGTCGTGGACTGAACTGGAAAGTAAAAGAAGGAAAGGTATATGAAGGTGAGGAAGCGGACGTTGCCGAATACAACGACATATTCATGAGAGGTGAAATGGCTTTGGACACAGATGGGGTTTGGCCCTCGTGTATCAACCTTGCCCGTAAGAACTATGCGGTTATGGATTACAAGGGTAAGATTAAACTTACGGGTAACTCCATTAAGTCCAAGAAACTTCCTGGTTACATTGAGAAGTTTTTGGATAAGGGAATCAAGATGTTACTTGAGGGTAAAGGAAAAGAGTTTGTGGATTACTACTACGAATACTTGGAAAGAATTTACAACAACCAAATCCCACTTGCTCAGATTGCTCAAAAAGCGAAAGTTAAGCAAACCCTCGATGACTATAAGAAACGTTGTACACAGACCACCAAAGCGGGTTCTTTGATGTCTCGTCAAGCCCACATGGAACTTGCGATACACCACAAGATGAATGTGAACTTGGGGGATGTTATTATGTATGTAAACAATGGTGAAAAGGCGTCTCACGGGGACGTACAAAAAGTACCTGCCAAGAAATACAGTGAATTACACAAGAAAAAACATTTTGAAAAAACCGGTGAAGTTCTTCAAGATGTAGATTCATACATCAAACTAAATTGTTACATATTAGAACCCGACGAGTTGGAAGCAAATCCTGATATGACGGGTGATTACAATGTAGCAAGAGCTGTCACAACTTTTAACAAAAGAATTGAACCCTTATTGGTTTGTTTCAAGGATGATGTGAGAAAAGGACTTATTGTCAATAACCCTGAGGATATGAGTATTTTTACGTCAGTTCAATGTGAACTTATTAATGGATATCCGATGGGACCTGGTGACCAAGACGAGTTAGATGAGGTTATGAATATGTCTGAAGGGGAGGTAAAGTATTGGGAAAAAAGAGGTCTTTCATCAAATTATATGTATGATTTGGCGGAAGAGGGCTGGGAGCAGTATATTTACCAATATGAAACTGAAACACATAGTTGACCTAAGAGTCAATGACCCCGACGCCAATTTTTGGTTAATTCGTAAAGGAAGTGCTAATAGGGTTGGTCGTCCTACTCGTGAGTTTTCACCTGAACACATCGGTGTGACGGTTACTCGTCCTGACTTGGTAATTCCTGATTACTTGTTCTATGTGTTTGAACACTTGGCGAATCAAGGGGTGTTCGTAGCTATGGCACGAGGTACCACAAACTTACAGAGTATTAGTCTTGAAGAATTAAAGAATATCCCTCTCAGGACTGCTTAAGTCCGTCAGAGGATATAATATACCAAGTACCGGCACAGAAACGGAATTCTACACAAGCACCCTTGTCAATTAGAATTTCGTCGTATTCCTCGTCAATTTTTCCCAAGTCAGGAATAATCAGGACCTTGGTCATTGCTTTGATTACAGTATGGTCAGTGGAGATACTGTCCAGTCTGACTTTAGAACTGTCGATACCTCGGATAACAACACAGGCTTCTCCATGTGTTTCATAAAATGGTTCCGACACAACGGCAACTTCTGAAGTGTGAATTACTTTGTTGTTGAAAATTCTTTGAGAGGGGACACTCTTAATAACAGCCATAAAATTATATTACGTAAATCTGTCTTGGCATTGCTCTGTACTTCATTTGTTTATTGAGGTTTTCAGCAATTTCCGCTTCCTTCTTCATTTGATTTTCAGGACGGAGTCTTTCAAGACGTAGTTTTAGTTCTTCTTCTAACTTACTCTTTTCATCTTTTGCCTCAGTTTGAAGTACCTGATAATCCATGATAATTTCACTGTCAGGTGTTTTCAAGTTTCCACTGTATTTTCCACGAACACGAGCTAAAGTTTCTTTGGCGTAAGCCGTGAACCAACGTCTAACCCATTGTTGACCAGGAACATTCAAATCTTCCCAAGAAAGTTGTTCAATTGGAACATCTGAAGGTAACTTAATAATGTCCGGATTGTCTTTTAGACATTGTGCTCTACTGTCTCCATCGACTTCGTAGTAGAAATACCATACGGCCTTTCCTGTATATTCAGAGTAGTTACTCCACGAGAAGTTACTACCAGGGGCATTGTAGAGGGTAATCAACCTTTTACCATCAGGAAGACCTGTGATTTTGTATGTCAATTGACCACCTAAGATTCTGTTCAGGATGTTTGCCTCTTGATATCTCAAAAGGTAATCAAATCCACTTAACATAAAGTAAGAACCGGCAGTTCCAATCTGAGCATAACCCGCTTGGTTAGCCCCCAAACCAACACCACCAAATCCATAGTCTGTGGTTCCCCAAAGAGCTAAGTTTTGAAAGGGTTGGTTTGAAAACCATAAAAGTTCGTTCACTTCTCTACCCGCAGGAATTTCATAAGATTGAGTATCAGCACTTAAGACAAAATAGTCTTGTTTTAAAACCCAAGGTCCCACAGTCTGTAGACCCACAATCTTAGAATACGCATAAGTAAATTGGTCCTCAAAATTGAGTGTTCTTGTTATCAGAGCGTTCGCAACTGATTTCTCACTCATGTTAAGATTCACAAGGTTAGTCCATTGTGATTCAATCAACCAATCGAGAACGTACTGTTCGTAATCTTCGATGGAAAGTTCCATCAAGGAATCTAACATTTCATCCTCTAATTCAACACTACGTAAAGGAGCACCGAGTTGGTGCTTGAGACGAGTATAAATTCTACTTCTTTCGGGTTCTGGAATTACTGCCATACTTATAAATAGTCGGTACTATCTTAAGTTGTACAGAAGGTCATTTTTGTCAAAAACATATTCTCCAAGAACAATTTCAGGGTTGTTTTTGAATATAACAACCCGTCCACCTTTTACAAAAACCATCCAATCAACTTTGTAAATGTCAATTTCACCAGGTTTAGTAACAACAATTTTGTCACCCTCTTCTTTGAGTTCATCGAATCCTTTCACTTGTGCGGTTAAGTTCTGTCCTTGGAAGTGAATTTTCAAATCAATTTTTTGTACGTCATCAATCTCTTTACCAGCTCCCGCAGTACCAATAACCGCAGAACCTGGTAAATTTTTCAGAATCTTTTCCTTAGCGGTTGCCTCTCTACGTGCTCCGATTTTGTCTTTTTCGTTTAGAGTTGACATAATATTTCTGAATGTCACACTCTTGGGGTCAAAAATACGGTTTGAGTATTTCTCGATAAAACGACACATGCGTTTCATTTCTACAACTTGTTCAGCCGGAGTTTTGTCGTTGAAATCAATCAAGGGTTCTCCCATGTTTCCCAAAACTAAATTGAGGTCCCGAACCATAATACAAAACACGGAATAGTTTGTGTTCATGTAGTTAATAATGGAACGACCCTCTTTTTCCAAATTGTAGACACCGGGAATTTCTCCATTGTCACGTTGGTGGTAGTATTTGTTGGCAAACTCTCTTTGGTGAACTTTGATGATGGTGTTCTTGTAGTTGTTTCGTGCGGTCTTGTTGAGGGTGAACAACATACGGTAGAATTCTACCTGTTCACGAGAACAAGGGTTTGATTTCCCTTCCATGAGTAACTGTCCCATTTGTTTGGTTTCTAATAGTTGTGTTTCAGTTTTCATTTTGTATAACCCCTCAACAAATTCCCAATTGACCACAGTCCAAAAGTTTTTGATGTACTCGTCTCTTTTGTTTCTGTATTTGAGGTAATACGCATGTTCCCACAAATCTAAGCCTAAAAGTGGATATCCGCCGCCTTCTATAACATTCATCAGCGGATTATCTTGGTTTGGGGTTGACATTATCTTAAGAGTGTCCTTGTTTGTTAGAACCAACCACACCCAACCTGAACCAAATCTTTCTTTCGCTATTTTTTCAAATTCCTGTTTGAACTTGATGAATGTCCCAAAGTCTTTTCTGATTTTGCGTTCTAACTCTCTACCAACTTTTTTTGGTGTTGGGGACAACATGTTCCAAAAAAGTGCGTGGTTGAAGGCACCCCCCGCGTTGTCTCTTACGGCTTTGGGATACTTGGAAATACTTTTAATAATTTTTTCCAAGTCATCACTTCCCTTTCGTTTTGCCAAAAGTCCGTTGAGTTTATCAACGTAACCTTTGTAGTGTTTATTGTAGTGAACGTTCATTGTCTCGGGGTCAATGAATCGTTTCAAGGCTGAATAGGCGTACGGGAGTTTTTCTATCCCGATTTTTTTCATTTCTTTGATAAGAACTTTTACCTCTTCTTTTTTCTGTTCGTGAATGATTCTTTTTTCAAGATTCTCCACGGATTCTTGTAGATGTTCCATGTTAGAAGATTTTTCTATAAATAACAGGAAACTTGTGTTTATCTTCTTTGGTTGATGCTCTTTAAGATTTCTTCCACAACATTTGTCTCGTCTTGAATGTCCCCCATGACAGTTCCGATAATTCTCTTTTTCGCATTGAGAATGTCGTAGATGATTCCCTCGATGGTGTTATCGAAGATGGGGTAATATACCAAGACATTGTTTTTCTGTCCATATCGGTAGGCTCGGTCTTCACTTTGACTATGGTCAGAAGGAAGAAACGAAAGGTCATTCATAATAACGGCTTCAGCGGCGGTTAAGGTAATTCCAACACCTGCGGCTTTGATATTTCCAACAAACACCTTTACTTTGTCGTCTTCCTGAAACCTGTCTACCGAATCTTGTCTTTGTGTTTTGGACATAGACCCGTCGAGTCTCACCGCAGATTTTCCGAAGTGTTCACAAATGGTTTCTAAAGATTTCGTAAAGTTACAAAAGATGATAACTTTTTTTCCTTGTTCTATAATGTTTTCCGCAAGTTCGATGGTGTGTTGTGTTTTTTCGTTGGCAATAACCTGTCGAACTTCCGTGAGTTTAGTGAATTGAATTGATAAGTTTTTACTTTCGTCGGGATTCTTGTCGTACCAATTGTAGTAATCTCCCATCACTTCTTCGTACATCTTGGACCTGAGTCTTAGATATACAGGGGTAATTATTTTTTCAGGTAAGTCCAAAACATCTTCTTTGAGTCGTCTCAAAACTGTTGATGAAGTTCTATCCCGAAGCTCTTCCAAGTTGGATGCCCCCATGACATTCCATACTTTTCTAATCCCAACCTTGAACTGATATCCCGAACAATATCTAATCACATAAGCCATCCAATTTTTTGCCACGGGTGAATCCACCAAGCTTAAAAGATTGAAATAGTTTATGGGACGTGAAGTCATCGGGGTGCCCGTCAACAACCACAATCTTTCAACATCTTTCACCAAATCGTTAATTAGTTTGGTTCTTTGGGCTTGAACATTTTGGATGTAGTGTGCCTCGTCGATGATTACCAAATCAAATTTGGATTGTAGAATGATTGAGTCTTTTCTGTTTTTCGTGTCATGGAAGTTTTTGATAATGTCGTAATTCATTATCACAATCTCAGCCTCGGTGGAGTAATTCTTACCCTCACAGACATAAGATGACTTTTTTGAATACAGTTCATATTCCCTTTGCCAGTTAATCTTCAAAGTGGCGGGACATATGATGAGAATTTTTTTTGCCCCTGTTTCCAAAGATGCGATGATGGTTGAGGTTGTTTTTCCCAAACCCATATCGTCTGCCAAGATGTATTTTTTGTTTTCGAGTAATTTCTCGATGGCAATCTTTTGGTGTTCGAGTGGAGGACGGTGACTGTACTTCTCGTAATTGATTTCTCCGATTTCGACTTTGTTGTCTTTGATAAGTGCGACCTTAGGTACCCAAATATCAGACAAAGCATCACCCTCGAAGAACTTACCCCAAATATGATATGCTTTGTCTTTTTCCGCCAACAGCTTCTCAATCCAAAGTTTTTCGGGAACGTTGATTAAGAACTTGTCGTTGGCGATTTTGTTAGAAAAGTAAGCATCCAACATTACCCACTTTTTGGCAACCTTGGGGGTATTGTTTTGGTTGGTGACAATGTACTCGGCTTGACTACGTGTGGGGTAGAACTTTTTATTATTCTGAAGTTTGTCTTTCAAACCCAAAATATAATTGTTAGCCCCCTCGTATGTTTCAAGAATTGAAATGGCTTTGGATTCTATGGTGAGGTCTATTCCCATTACTTAATTTCTATAGATTGTCCTGTACTTGTCCAATAATTACTATCTCCATAATATACGGTAATCTCTTCTCCCACTTCAATATCTCTTAAAGCGTAAAAGTTGAAGCTTTCCTGACCAACAGTATTGTCCCACTCAGCATTTGGATTTTCTGAGTGGTTATAATAAGAAGAGTATCCCAAACCAATCACAAAATATTGGCGGTCCCCTCCTCTAGGATAAAAAAATCTGTAGTGAGACATCACGTTTGAGTCCAATTTCAAGACAGGAGCAACTTCAAATATTTCCCCTTTGATAATTTTTTGTGTGGCAAACACACCCAACCCATGTATTACACTGTCGGCGACTTGGATTTTATGTGGGGGATTGATGACCATTTTGCTCATAATAATAACGATTGAAGATGTATTTATCAATATATCGGTTATGGCAAAGAAATTAGTACCAATTACTCGACTTGGCAAATTCTTCGGTGGTGAAGATTATGCGTTGGATGTTTCTATGGGTTCAGAATGGTTGGAGGGTGATATGAACTTTACCGTCGTTCTTTACCGTATTGATAGATACAAAACCAGAACTGATGATGTTTACGGTGAAACAACTGAAGGTGGTATTCAATTCTTGGCTCCTGTTGAATTAAAAGGTTATGTTCAAATATTAGCCCCAACAGGGATGAGACTTGGTAATTCTCGTATCGAACAAGATGAACCGGGTAATATGAGATTCTCCATTTATCAGTCTTATCTTGATGAATTGGGGGTTGACATTGCTTATGGTGATTACTTGGGTTATTATGAAACTGAAAGTAAGGTTCGATATTACACCGTATCTGATGATGGAAGAGTTGTATCTGACAACCGACATACTTATGGAGGTTATAAACCATTCTACAGAACAATTGTAGCTGTGCCTACCAGTGAAAACGAATTTTACGGAACCTAATGCCATATCCAAAACAAATAAAACCAACCATTGATTTAGTTCCCCCGAAGACTTTGTCTGCTCGGAGAGAACAACTATTAGAGTATATCAACAAAGATGGAACTTACCTTCCAAAATCGGTTCTTCATGCTGATTTGGATTTAGGTATGTTGGAGTTTGTAAAAACCTCTCTTCAGACAACTGTTTCAGGTAAGGATATTAGTGTGATTGATAAAATCATCACAAACCAAAGATGGTCTCAGTTTACTGAAACTTGGGATTTCGTTGATAACGATTTCAATGTACAACTGCCATTCATAACTGTGGTTAGAAAACCTGAAGTGAAATATGGCACCAACCCATCACTTCAATACACTATACCGGTAAGAAAACAATTCTATTATGCTACGGTTCCAACTTGGAATGGGAACCAAAAAGGGTATGATGTTTACACCATTCCTCAACCTGTTCCTGTAGACATTGACTATAGTGTGAAAATTATGTGTAATAGAATGAGAGAGTTGAACACCTTCAACAAAAACGTTCTTCAGACTTTTTCATCTCGTCAGGCCTACACCTTTATTAAGGGTCAGTATGTTCCAATTATCATGACTAATGTTTCCGATGAATCGGTTATCGATGTTGACAGAAGAAATTATTACATCCAAAGTTACGACTTCACAATGTTGGGTTATCTTATTGATGAGGAAGAGTTCCAAGTCAAACCCGCAGTTGCTAGAGTCCTTCAAGTATATGAAGTTGATACCCAAGTACCAGTTGGAAAACGTAATCAAATTACTCCCCCTAATCCTGACAGATTTGAATATCCATTTTTCTATACATCAGGAAACACAAGTCTCACGGATTTTCCTGTCGATTATAGAATAGATGTTAAGTTTATTGAATCCTCAAACGTTGATTCTTACGATGTTTACATCAATGATGATTTTTATGGTACAGATATTTTTGATATTCAATTGAACCAAGGAGACAAGTTCCAAGTCGTAGTTACAAAAGAAACCGCAGGTGAAGAGGCGAATATTCTTTTTTCGGCAAAGTTGGTTTAATCCTCTCCGTAAATATCTTTTTTGTCCCCACACCTTTCATAAATGAGGTTTTCCAAAAACCTATACATTTTTACCCCGTGCTTGTCACAGTAGTTTTTTAGTACTTGGTGGGCCTGTTTTGATATTTTAAGGTTCTTAATATCTTGAGGGGGAGTTTTCATAAAGGGAGAAAAAAGGCAGAATAAATTCTTACTGCTTATTAATACATATCCAAAAGTCAAGTTTTTTACTTTTAACACGAATATTTATGTATAAAATAAATCCGAATAAGAAAAATTAAAATATGTTTTTTCAAGTAACAACACAAGCTAATCAGAAGGTTTTTGTATCACCTGGTGTCTATACATCCGAAACTGATTTGTCATTTGTAGCACAAAGCGTTGGTGTAACGACTTTGGGTTTGGTTGGTGAAACTCTATACGGTCCGGCTTTCGAACCTATATTCATAACTAACTACGATGAATTTCAGAACTTTTTTGGTGGTGTCAGCCCTGAAAAATTTATAGGAACTCAGATTCCTAAATACGAAGCGGCATACATCGCAAAGGCCTACCTTCAGCAATCAAATCAGTTGTTTGTAACGAGAGTCTTGGGACTTTCAGGTTATGATGCAGGTCCTTCGTGGAGTATAACCGCCATCGCTAACGTCGATGGTGAGACTGTCGGTATTGATGCGGGTGTTGCCCAAACATTTTGGTCGGCAACTTTTACAGGTACTTCAACAGGTACTTCTGTGACTTTCACTTCGGCTCTACCTTCAGTGATTTCTAACTCACTCACCACACAATACACACTTTACGACGGTTCCACATCTTCTTATTCGAGAGATATCCAAGCGTTCATGAACTCTATTTCGGGTAATACCGCATTGTCGGCAACAACCGCTCAGTTCTACGGAATGCCAACACAAGTAGGTTACGACCAATTTAATGGACAATACTCTGTCTTGAGTAATAATTTTGGTGTTGATAGTCTTGACCCTCAGGCTAACGATTTAACTGACAGTGTTAATGACCCTTGGTATTACGCAACATTTAACGTAACAGGTAGTTCTTGTGATTATTCGGGTTATGCTTGGAACTACGTTGTTTCCAATTACTACACAGGGGCATCAAACTCGTTTTCGGGAACTGTATCAGGTAACGTATATTTTTATAGTGGTGAATCATTTACTGAGTACTGTAATTTAGTTGTTGGAACACTCCGTTCGAGAGGTGTCTCTGAATACACACCAAATGACCACGGTCCTTTGTATCAAGTTACAGGTTTAACAGATTTACAAATTGTATGTACAGGACCTTACTCAGGTATAAGTCAAAATCCGTTCGCAACATTCCAAGTGAGTGGTGTTACTAAAACGGGAACAGACTTTGATTTTGATGTGTCTTTCGGAGCTAGTAACGCTAACTACATCACAAAAGTTCTTGGAATTACTAACTTTGGTAAGTCTCAATTCGAAGTACCTGTTTATGTTGAGGAATCTTACCCCGGTCTTTTGACTTACGGATATAATAAGGGTTACATTAGAGGTTTGAATTGTGATTTCATCGCACTTCCAGAAGCTCGTGACACAACTTCAACAACATCAATAGCATGGAACCTCCAACAATACCAAAGTCCAAGAACACCATATGTTGTTTCTGAACTTCGAGGTAATAAGGTATACAAACTTTTCAGATTTGTATCAATTTCTGACGGTGATTTAGCTAACACACAAATAAAAATTTCAATTACTAACGTATCTTTTAGTAACCAAACATTTGATGTAATGGTTAGAGATTTCTTCGACACAGATGCTAACCCAATTGTTCTCGAAAAATACACTAACTGTACTTTAGACCCAGCTACTAATAGTTTCGTTGGGAAAAAGATTGGTTCATTTGATGGTGAATACCCATTGAACTCGGCATATGTAATGATTGAAATGGCTGATGAAGCGCCATTTGACGCTCTTCCTTGTGGTTTTTACGGTCTCGATGAGAGAATTTATGAATCGGCAACTAACCCTTCTCCTTTCCCAATCATCAAGAACAGATACTTCTACCCAGGAGAAACTCTTTACGACCCACCTTTCGGTACAACCGCCGGTGGTTCCAACGTTGTGACTGCTTCAGGGGATAATGTTAGAAGAAGTTACTTAGGAATTTCATCATTTTTTGGTATCGACTCTGACCTTCTTCAATACAAGGGAAGAAAGAATCCCACAGTCAATTGGTATGACGCTACAGATTCTGAACCATGGAATTACCAGACCCAAGGTTTCCACTTTGACTCGGGAGCTACAGTTGTTACTATTGGTAACGCATACGTTACAAGTGGTACACCAGCATTTGTATGTGGTATCGCAGACTTCAGAGCAGAACCTCAGACACAAGCTAACCCTTACTACTTCTTGTATTCTCGTAAATTCACGTTCATGTTCCAAGGAGGATTTGACGGTTGGGACATATATCGTGAGTTCAGAACAAATACTGATAGGTTCCAATTGGGAGCATCAGGTTACCTTCAAGGGGCTTATGTTTCTCAAAGATACCCAACCGCTTCGGGGGATGGTACCTTCAAGAGAATCGTAGTTGCTGACAACACTCAGGATTTCGCTAACACTGACTACTACGCATACCTTCTTGGTATCTTGTCTTTCAACAACCCTGAATCAACAAACATCAACGTGTTCGCAACAGGAAGTATTGATTATATCAATAACAACAACCTTTGTGAGGCGGCTATTGACATGGTGACAAATCAGAGAGCGGATTCGGTTTACATCGTTACAACTCCTGACTACAACATGTACACTCCTGATGGAAGTTCACAGTACGAAATCATCTACCCACAAGAGGCAGTTGACAATCTTGACGACACGGCAATTGATTCTTCGTACACCGCAACTTACTACCCATGGATTCTTGAAAGAGACACCGTAAACAACACCCAAATTTACTTACCACCAACAGGACAGGTTTGTAGAAACTTGGCACTCACTGACAACATTTCTTTCCCATGGTTCGCATCGGCGGGTTACACAAGAGGTCTTGTTAATTCAGTAAAAGCAAGATTGAGACTTACTCAAGAAGATAGAGACATTCTTTACCAAGGAAGAATTAACCCAATCGCAACCTTCTCTGATGTTGGTACGGTAATTTGGGGTAACAAAACCCTTCAGGTCAGAGACACCGCTCTCAACAGATTGAACGTAAGAAGATTGTTGTTACAAGCTCGTAAGTTGATTTCAGCTGTCGCAGTTAGATTGTTGTTCGAACAGAACGATGAAATTGTGAGACAACAATTCTTGGATTCGGTTAATCCAATCCTCGACTCAATCAGAAGAGACAGAGGTCTTTATGACTTCCGTGTAACTGTCGCTTCTACACCTGAAGATTTGGATAGAAACACATTAACAGGTAAAATCTACCTAAAACCAACGAAGGCACTAGAATTCATCGATATCGAATTCTTGATTACTCCAACAGGAGCTTCGTTTGAGAATATTTAATATCTTTGTGAAGGGGGGAATTATCCCCCCTTCTTAGCCAAATACAGATGAAAAAAATTTTATCCGAAAAAATAACCGAAGCAGGTCCTGATTTGAAATACTACGCTTTTGATTGGGACGACAACATCGTCCACATGCCAACTAAGATTGTGGTCTTAGATGAAGATGGTGATGAGGTTATGATGTCAACTTCGGATTTTGCGGACCACAGAGAGAAAATCGGAAAAGAACCTTTCAATTATAAGGGTTCCACTGTGGTTGGTTTTGCGGAAGACCCATTCCGTTATTTCGGTGTAAAGGGGGATGCTCAATTTATGGATGACGCTTTAGAAGCTCAAACAGGTCCTGCGTGGGATGACTTCCGAGAAGCAATCAACAATGGGTCTATTTTTGCGATAATCACCGCAAGAGGTCACCACCCAAACACCCTCAAAGAGGCGATTTACAATTACATCCAAAATAATTTTGGTGGGATTGACCGCGAAGAGTTGATTAAAAACCTAAAAAAGTATCGTGATTTTGTGGGTGAGGAAGATATGTCGGACGAAGAACTTATCCGTTCATACTTAGAACTCAATCGTTATAACCCTGTAAGTTTCGGACAAGAAAAGTCGGCGGCGAGTCCCGAAGAGCTGAAAGTCCAAGCGATGGAAGATTTTGTCCGTTATGTCAAATCCATGGCGGCACTCCTACAGAAAAAGGCCTATCTAAAAAAAGACATTGCTAATAAATTTATTCCATCTATTGGCTTTTCAGATGATGATGAAAGGAATGTAGAAGCGATGAAAAAACATTTTAAAGGGATAAAAGAACCAATTAAAACATATACCACTAAAGGAGGTACTAAAAGAGAATACTAGTACTGGAATTTAGTAGAAGAGTAATTTTCGGGTTTGAGAAGTCAAGAGAAAAATTTACTAACAAGGTATATTTATAAACAAAGATAAAACGTCTAAAGAAAAAGAAATACCATGGCAGATTTATTAATGAAAATGCCCATTCCCTACGAACCGAAACGTCAGAATCGTTTCATTCTTAGGTTTCCCTCAACTTTGGGGATTAACGAATGGTTTGTAGAATCAACAGCCAGACCGCACATTACTATCGGTTCTACTGAAATCCAATTTTTGAATACCTCTACTTACGTGGCGGGTCGATTTTACTGGCAGACTATTCCGGTTGTATTCCGTGACCCAATCGGCCCATCAGCAGCTCAAGCTCTTATGGAGTGGGTACGTCTTCACGCAGAATCAGTGACCGGTCGTATGGGTTACGCTGCAGGTTACAAAAAAGATATCGACCTCGAAATGTTGGACCCAACAGGGGTTGTTGTAGAAAAATGGATTCTTTATGGTACATTCCTAACAGACGTTAACTTTAATTCATTGTCTTACTCACAAGACGGACTGGCAACAATCAGTGCCACTTTGAGAATGGACCGTTGTGTATTGATTTACTAATTTTACATTTACAATAATTCTTATCAAATTATTTTTAACCGTGGAGCGAAACTCTACGGTTTTTTTATATGGCAACAGAAACACAAGAATACGGACAAATGAATTTTGACTTACCACACGATGTGGTAGGTCTACCATCACAAGGATGGTTTTATAAAGGAAAGAAGTCGTCAATCAAGGTAGGATACCTTACCGCTGCGGATGAAAACATTATTATGGCGGGAGGGACGGATATGGTTCTTAACCTACTTCGAAACAAAATCTATGAACCAGGTATGAGGGTTGAAGAGTTGTTGGAAGGGGACATCGAAGCAATTTTGATTTTTTTGAGAAACACCGCATTTGGTCCCGAAGTTGAACTTAAACTTACCGACCCCAAAACCAAAAGTCAATTTACCACCAACGTAAGGTTGGATGAATTGACCATTATTAATGGTCAACAACCCGGTGAGGACGGATTTTTTGAAACAATGTTACCTGTGTCAGGAGCAAACGTAAAACTAAAACCCCTTACATACGGAGAGGTTAATGAAATACAAAGACAAGTCGACACCTATCCACAAGGTAGAGTGGCTCCAAGAAGAACGTGGAGACTACAAAAAGAAATTGTTGCGGTTGATGGGAACACAGACAAGGGAATGATTTCTCGTTTTATCGAGACAATGATGATTGCCGACTCCAAACACATAAAAAAATTCATGGACAAAAACGAACCCCGTTTGGATATGTCCCGTATCATTATGACCCCGTCTGGAGAAAGACTCACCGTGAATGTGGGTTTTGGGGTCGAATTTTTTCGCCCTTTCTTCTGAGTATAGACAAACACAATTGTCGGAATTTTATTACTTGGCTTCGGTCCTACATATATCGTGGACTGATTTTCTTAAAATGCCCGTCTTTACGAGGAAGTTTTTGTTAGATAAGTGGATTGAAGATAATAAAAAATAAAAAAAATCTCACAAAATCTATTTATTAGAAAACATTCTCTATGGCAGAAGAAGAAGATAAGAAAAGTCTTAATGATGGATTAAAAGAGTCCGTCAATCTTCTCGGTAATATTGGTAGGATTCAAGATGGTATTGTTACTATCAACTCCGGTTTTGGAGAGAGTAGACAACGTGTCGTTGAATTCAACAATGTATTAGCCGACAGTGCGGGAGAAATCAAAAGACTTGGGGGTAATATCACAGATGTTGCCGCCACGGTTACGGAAATCGCACAAGGTGCTAGAAGAAACGTTGTTGCGACAACCGATGTTGTTACTGACCTTTTTGCCGTTTCACAATTCTTAGGGAAAGAAACTTCGGGTATTGTTGATAGTTTTGCTGCCGCGGGGATTGAAATGACAACAATCGGGGACACTATATTAGAGAGTGTTCAGTATGTACAAAGTGTTGGTCTTAACGCTAAGACTATCATGGGTACGGTAGTAGAACAAACAGACCTACTCAACAGATTCAATTTCGAGGGTGGAGTACAAGGATTTACTCGTATGGCTGCTCAGGCATCTATGGTCCGTTTGGACATGAGTAAGACAGCGGCATTTGCTGACAAGGTTATGAATCCACAAGGGGCGTTAGAGACCGCTCAGGCGTTCCAAAGGTTGGGTGTTGCTGCCGGAACTTTGATTGACCCGTTTGCTTTGATGGACGCCTCAATTAATGACCCTGAAGGATTACAGGAGAGTTTGATTGATATGACCAAACAGTTTACTCAATTCAATGAGGAGACAGGAAGATTTGAAATAAATCCTGGAGGTGTTCGATTGATGCACGAACTTGCCGAAGCGGCTGGTATGACATATAAGGAATTCAGTCAGGTTGCCCTTTCAAGTGCTGATTTAGATAGAAGATTATCCCAAATAAGTTTCAACATTGATGCCCCTGAAGAAGACAAACTTCTCATTGCCAACATGGCTAAGATGGGAGAAGGTGGTCGTTACTTTGTTGAAATTGAAGATGTGGGTAAAGTAGATTTGGCTAACATCACTGAGGAACAAATGGGAATGCTCAGAAAACAATATGAGGATACTCCAAAAACAATGGAAGACATTCTAAGAAGTCAAAAGGGTACTTTTGAACTTATGAGGTTGGATATTCAAGCCCTCCCGTACCAAATTGGATATGCTGTGGCTGGTCAAACAGGGTTAGCTAAGGGTATAGAGGCAATAAGAGCGGCTGCGGGTATGGGGGCTGAAAGTATTTATGCCGCGGCTCCATCTGGAGAAGAACTCAGAAGAAGTGTTGAAGGTTTGGGTGATGAATTCAAGGTTGTTGTTGGCAAAATTATGGAAGATAATACGGAAGAAAACAGACAGAATCTTTTGGATATGTTGACACAAAATGCCGAAATAATAAAAGATAGTACGTTGAATACCGCCTTAGAGGCGTTGAATAATTTCAAAATGGAGAAAGAGGAGCGAGATAATTCTGTCTACAAAGCCGCCATGAGTTTGGTAAATAAAATTGATACTTCAAGTGTTGATGCTGCTAAACTTACCGAAAAGGGTTCGGTGGACAAAACAACCACTACAAATGTGATTTTCGATGGTGAAATTGATATAAATGTTAATGTACCACCAGGCACCGACGCACGTGAACTGTCACGATACGTTAACACACCTGAGTTTAAGGAATCGTTTTATCTTATGATGAAAGAACAAATGGATAAAGCCGTCAAGCCCGTGCCCCAAAAAGGTGGGTAATTCCTATTTATTATAAAAGAATACTGAATGCCGAGTCCATTAGATTTTCCTAGTTCAGAAGTTTTTAGAAAAAAACTTGTAGTTAGGAACTTGGTGCCATACAAAAAGTCACCGAGCGCAATCAGTCCGCCAATTAACTACGAAACAATACAAAGGGATTTATCACCAACAGATAGTGATGATACCTTAATTGACAACCCGTTATTCGCCAACAGACTATATCCACTCAACCAATACGGTGCTGATGGTGGGTACATTCAAGTAAGAGACCCGAATACACTACAGAATACAAATTCCAACGAGGGTGAGTATGGCTACCAAGACGCTAATATAATTGACGAAGCGGCAGTTGCCGCACTCCAAGGAATCGGAACTCTTTCACCTGCGTGGAAACCACTCAACGCTTATGCGAATACCACCCAATTATTTGATGCTGGCGAGTTCATTGGTCAGTTGGAAATCCTTCAAACAAACAACGGAAGAGGGGCAAACGGACAACCATATCCAAACTTTAATCCTTCATCATACAGAGCTGTTAGTTTAGTTCTCAACCCCGACCCAACAGGTTCAAACGGACCGTTATCCTCCGATTCTTACTTAGCCAAACTTGGAGCGACATTCTACAGAAAGTCCTTCGAATACAATGTTGCTCGTCAAATTACCCAAGAGACACGAGGAAGAGCAAACTTTCTCAACGTAAACGGAGGAGAAGATATTTTTAACCTCATCACGGGTAGAGTTCCTTTGTTGGAACCAAACTACACAATTACGTCTCCTTCCACTCTTGTTGGTGCGGCAGCTTCAGCACTTAATAGACTTTCAGGGACCTATGCACCGTTTTCAACAATTCCAGGTTCTTATTTCGACCCTTCAATCAACAGCAGGAACCCAACAACAACGCAACAATTAGCGGCAGCTTTTGGGGTTCAAAATCTTTTTGCGGGAATAGGTAGATTCTTTGCGGGTATCGGTGGACAACCAAGAACGGGTTCACAATTATTTTTAGCTAACACTGGACCTGGACAGAAATCAGCCCTGTTCAATAATCTTGACTACAACGTATACAAACCAGGATACGATAGAGGTATTCTCGATAGAGTTGCGGGTGCTTTAGTTGGAACTTTCTCCAACAATAGTGATTACTATGTAGGTTCGGTTAAGTCTGAACCGAGTCAGGTTTTCTCACCCGTTGGAGACCTTCCTGTAGACCAATTCGGTCGGGAAATACAAGCACCTGTTTACGGTCCGTCTGAACTTGCCCAACTTTATGAGGGACCCGGTAGAGCACTTAGATTGGGCGTTAACGGACCAACTTATAGTAGTGGAGGTGGAATCGAAGGTGGGTTCACATGGGTGTCTCCCAAGTTCAAAGGGAATGCGGGAAAGTACGTAGGACCTGGTGGTAAAGTAATTGCTGACGACCCTGACTTTGCACCTTCAGGTTATGGTCCAACAGAGTCTACAAACTACGAATTCCGTGAGGGTTCAATCCTTGATGATACTCAACGTATAATTGATTCTCAACCAAGAAGTGGCGGAAGAAGACAGCAACACGCGGGTAATGCTATAGACCAAGTATCCAAAGTATTCAACGACGGATACAAGGAAATCACCAAAGGTTCTAAAGTAATTCGTTACATTGGACAACCCGGTGCTGAAGTGGGTGCAGAATACTGTAGAATATTCACAAAAGACACTCCCTATCTTCAATATAACGACCTTCAGAAACAAGATGGTATGACCACCCAAAATAGGAGATTCTCCTATTCAGTTTTGGATAGTACCTACAACCTTAACATTTATCCAAATAGAAGAGAAGGTGGGCAAGATTCAACAAACATCATTAATGGAGTACCACCTGCGGGTGGTGACATTAACGGTTATGCCAAAAAGTACATGTTCTCACTTGAAAACTTGGCGTGGAGAACATCTACAAGACCTGGTCTTTCTTATGGTGATTTGGCAGTTTGTGAAAGAGGACCGAATGGAGGTAGAATTATGTGGTTCCCTCCTTACAACTTAAAGTTCAACGAAAGTACATCGGCATCCTTTCAACAAACCGACTTCATTGGAAGACCCGAACCTGTGTTCACTTACAAAAACTCAAACCGTTCGGGAAGTTTGAATTGGAGTATTGTTGTTGACCACCCGTCAATTATGAACATGATTGTTAATAGGGTATTATCGAATGAGAACAATAAAAATAGAATTGATTCTATTATTGAATCCTTCTTTGCTGGATGTCGTAAGTATGACATCTACGAATTAGCTGCGAGGTACTACACAATTAATCCTGAAGACTTGTTTGAGATTCAACAAAGAATTCAAAATCAGGACATCACCACCGAGGAGATTCGTTACATTAAAAACACCATCCAAGTTGGAGATGCTTCAACATCGAATGGTGGGACTCCAGGTGGTAGTAATACAAACACTTCATCTGATACTTCACAGACAAGTAATCAGGACAACTTTGAAGAACTTATCAACTTGGGTTTGTATTTTGATAACGACATTCCCCTACCGAATCAGGCGGTTCAAAACTATGAGAATTACTACACAACTTACGTAGGTTCTCAGAGTAAACAAATCTATGCCGATACGAGTTTAGAACCACAAAAAGTTTCTGTGTTTTTCACAAACATAGTTGAGGCAAACAAGGTAAAAATCCAACAAAAACTTTTATTGTTGAACGACAGACTCACACAATATCCACAGGCAACTGCGGAATTGGTGTTAAGAGGTACGGCATCAAGTCCGGCATCGGCGGATTACAACCGTAGTTTAGGACAGAGACGTGTTGATGCTGCGGTACAATTTATTCGAAACATTGGAAACTTGGGAAGGTTCATTGACGAAAAAAAGTTAACAATTGTTTCTACAGCCCCGGGTGAAGTTGCGTTTGTTGACCCTGATGGAGACGGAGCAACATATGAAAGACAATTCTGTTCGACTTCGGCGGACAGTAGTTCTCGACCCGTTGCGGTTTACTCAGTCAATGCCATGGCGTGTAGAAGAACCGCCATCGAAAACATTACGGTGAAGATTCCACCACCACCAAAATTACCACCGACCATTGTTCCTTCTTCTTCTCGATACAAAGAAGAACTCACTTCGGTTGTTGATTCAAGAACGGTGACACAACAGGTAGTTACTCAAGAAACCGTTTTTAGGGACAATATTACTAAAAGAGTTCTTAGAGGTTTGTTGTCTGAATGTGATTACTTTGAAGTCATCAAAGAAGAAACCCCAATGGTTTATGACAACCTCAAAGAAAAGTTAAAGTTCTTCCATCCAGCATTTCACTCAATCACTCCTGAGGGATTGAACTCTCGTTTGACATTCCTACAACAATGTATGAGACCAGGGGATACAATCCCAACAACAAAAGTAGACAAACAGGGGGTAAGTACCTTGGAATACAACAATGCCGTTAACACTTCGTTTGGGGCTCCACCCGTATTGGTTCTTCGTGTTGGTGACTTCTACCATTCCAAAATTATTCCGACTAACCTGACTATCAACTACGAAGGATTGGATTTGAATCCTGAAGGGATAGGAGTACAACCTATGGTTGCCAACGTAAGTTTGAGCTTCAACTTTGTTGGAGGTCAAGGACTTCAAAATGCTGTCGATAAACTTCAAAACGCACTTTCCTTCAATTTCTATGCAAACACCGAAGTTTATGATGACAGAGCTGACGCTACAGATACAAGTTATAAAGTTGTTGACCAAGAATTCTTGAATGATTTGGATATTACTATTCCTCCACCTACAGTTCAAGAAGTTCAAACAACTCAAAGTTCTTCTAACTTTGACACCATTGGAAACATTCTTACCACATTTACCACGTCTACAAGTCAAACAGGTACAACTGAGTACAGAACATTTATGAATCAGTTCAAAACTTCCACTCAAACTTATTTTAGTAATGTTGTGAGTAAGAACACCGATTTGACTCGTCAATACAACAACGCGGTAAGACAAGTATTCTCACTCAGTAGAAATTACATCAATGGACCGATTCTTGCCAATTCAAACCAAATTTCTCGTTTGTTTGGTAAACCCTCACAAATTGAGTTTACTGTTAATCAAATCTTCTCTTCTTACCTTAACGACATTCAGAGTGGCTCAGATGGATTTATAACCTTTATGAGTGGACAAAACTACAGTCCTAAAGTTATGAGGTTGATAAAGAAAAATATGGAAGATTATGTTCAGAGTAAAAAAGGGTCATTTGCCAATTCAATCACCACGGTAATACAAGGACTGACAACCAGTCAAGAAAGTCTTATACAACAAATAACAAGGGCTAACACGGTACCATTCTTGGGTTCAGTACCGAACACAGGTACCGATGGTCAACAACAAGCAAACGGAAACGTTATAATCTTTGATGTAGCAGGTACGACAGAGGTACACCCATCATCAACGGCGATTAACACATTGTTGGAACTCAACGATGATATTGTTAAAATCGCAACAGACCTCAACGCGTTTGATGAGGCGGTCTCAACTAATTTTAGTTTCACTCAAAACGGTCTTACTTACAAAGGACTTTTGGTTCAACAATCGACAACGAATTTGAATACTTTCATTGCCAATGTCTTTACACCATTCACCTCAGAAAACATTACGTTCACAAGACCTAATGATGGTGACCAATTCAAAGACAACATTTCGTTTTGGAACAACGTTGCTAACAAGAGACAATATTTCATTTTGTCCAAAGAGGCGACTGACCAACAAACTTTTGAAACTTTCAAAACGGCAATTATTGGAAACATCAAAGACATCAAAGAAGGAAATACAGATTTATCAGGACCGTTTGATGCTTATTGGACTCAAATCGCAAGACCAATATTCAACAAAGAAAATGAGGTTACAAACGCATTTATCAACGCAATAAGTCAGGAGAAATTGAAAACCTTCTTGGTATACACTCCATTCTCAACCGAGAAAAAGAGAGTGTTTACTTATGAGAAAGTTGCTTCACCTTCTAGTTCGAGGAAAATCCTTATCAAAAACTTGGGACTCAAGAACAATACCAACACGGACGTAACAACTTGGGCTTCAGAATCCGCTAACGTCATAACACCTAAGGTTCAATTGTTATAAGATGCCGTTTCAGTATTACAACAGATACAACCAATTTTTAGTGAATGGACAACAAACCGTTGTTCCATTTGTTAACATTGACCCCAAACCAACTGACAAAGTTTTTGTTTACAAAGTAGGTAGAAGTAGATTAGATAGAATATCACAGGAATATTATGGTTCACCATTTTTCGGGTGGTTAATTCTACAAGCCAATCCACAATTCGGTGGACTTGAAAATAACATTTATGACGGAGCAATTTTGACTGTTCCGTTTCCTTTGGTGGCTTCTCTACAAGATTATAAAGCGTCAATAGAAAACTACTTCTATTATTATGGCAGGTAATGGATTCTCGGATAATTCAGGAAATATATTCGTTGAAGAGGCTTACAATAACATTATTCTTGTAGACCCAAACAAGACTTCACGAACATCAACAAACGGTCAAAAAGTAATTGAAGAACGTTTGGTCGACCACGAGAATTTGGTAATGTTTGCCAACTTAGAGGTTGATTTGTTACCAAGAACAAAGCTTGCTATTGGTGGTACTCCACAAGATAACATTCGTACAATTTCTATTGCTAAGATTAACTTTTTGAAACCAAATGATGACCAATTTCTCAATACAGGTTATTATGATGATTTGACAGGTCTTGGAGCAATTAACGGACAGGCAAGATTACAAAGGAATGAAACTATTGTTTCGAACCCTGACGGCACAACTTTTTACAAACAATCCATAACAACGGACGAAAGAGGGATGACCATTGACCCGGGTCTATTGGGAATCACAAGTATAAATGTCAGGACAAGTTTAAACTTTATTCCTGAAGTCACAATTGAACTAGAGGATGTACAAGGACGGGCACTTTTCGAACAAGGTGACCAATCTCCATATGCTGCCTTTTTCCAACTACCTTATCCACAATTCTACCTCACCCTCAAAGGATGGTATGGACAAGCCATTAGATATCAATTGAACCTTCATAAGTTCAATGCTCGTTTCAATACATTCAGTGGAAACTATCAAGTGACGTGTCAATTCTTTGGATACAAGTACAATATTCTCAACGAAATTACTTTGGGACATTTGTCGGCCCTACCCAACATGTATACCTCTACGTTTAACATTAACCGTACACCAATCAACACCCAACAGAATGATACGACAACAAGCAACCAGCTCAATTCTCAATTAGCTAACTCTTCGGATGCCAACAATTCAGAATACACCACCAGCGAAACCGTGGTGAGTCAAAGAGGTTATCAGAAAATCAGAGAGGTTTACGGGGAATACAAGAGTAAGGGGTTAATCCCGTTGGACTTTCCTGAACTCACCTTACCTGAGTTAGGGTATAGATTGAAAAACTTCCAAGAGAAAATTGTTGCCTCATACACGAAAGTTGATTTACAACCACTCACAGATGCTGAAACTTACAGAAAGACCCTCAAGGAATACTACAACAAAGTAAGGGGTGCTTCCGATTCTTGGTTTACAAGATACTTGAATGACAAGCCTTATATCTTATCTAACACGGGACAAGAAGTTTATGCTTTCAAAACAGAGTTAGGTCCTGAAAGAAGGGTACAAGCTTTGAGTGAACTCACCGCGATAACTCAAACATACAACGCTCGTTTAGCCGATAATCCAACCTACGGGAAATCGGCTTCCAAAAACTTTAGAATTACGAATTCAATCAACAAAGATACTTTTTATCTCCAATTGGACCCCTCATTGATTGATTGGGTACAAACAACGAGTTTTCAGACGGGTATCGTTGGTCCGACACCGCAACAGGTTGCTGACTTTCTCAAGGTACAATATCAGAGACTATTCTTTATTACATTGGACATTACCCCCGACGGGTTAAAAGAAGTAAAACAACCTTTCTTCAGTTTCGTAGGACCTCAAAGGTTTGACAACCTAATACGTGCCATGGAGGGTGATTTAGATAAAATCGTCAACCAAGAAGAAAATAGAATAACCGAGGAACTTTCAACCAAGATTGTAAGCACTGACACTGGTATTGGTTTCAGACCAACGGTTAGAAACATAACCGCGGTTATCATGGCGTCTACCGAAGCGTTTATTCGTTTAATGGATGATGTTCATGAGAAAGCTTGGAGTGTAAAAACTGACCCCGTAAGAAAAGATTTCATATTCAGAAATGACACATCAGTTCCCAATAGTGATGGAGTCGATAGAGTTCAATATGCTGCGAACGCAGACGCAGCTGCGGTACAAAACTCCGAAGTCTTTGTATACCCATGGCCTCAAGTATTTGTGGAAAATGACGACCCAAACAAAAACAAATATGAATTAGCATATCCGGGTGACCCGTCAATTGTGAACCTGACTAAGGGATATCTTTACGACAAATGGCCTGAAGTTGAGTTCGTTGAAGAATACCTTAAAGGAACCGCCCAAAGGTTGACTGGTGTAAACCAAAGACCACCCCAACAAAACGACGCTCAAGTCACCTCAAAATTGAATCTCAATGCGATTGAGTTTCCATTTGTAAATTTAGCCTATAGAAATACCGAGGAACTTCGTTTCTTCTATGAGATTTTTGAACGTCAGTTCATGTATTCATATTACACTGGCTTTGGAAGACTAATCAATAGTCCAATTAAAACGTCTTTGATTAGTACAATTGGTGTTCTTGAGGCGGGTAACATAATAAGTTCATTGGGTATCAGTAATCCCTACCTTATCAACAAACTCAAGAACATCGTTATTTCTTCGGCAAACTACCGAGCAAACTTAGAAAACTTCTCCAACCAAGGAACAGGGGCTTTTTGGCAAGAATTCATACGAGACATTTTTGTTACGGAATACCTCAGAAGAGAGGTTCAGAACAGCTTCAGTATTTTATCCACAGATTCACTTTCAAGTCTTGTTTTAGCCCCTGACACAAACTTACCTGGCGAAGATACGGTAAAAGAACTCTTGGCGTCTACCATAACAAACCAAATTCAGTTTATTGATACCTACCCGTTTACTAACGAAGTTTGGAATGCCACCAACTTAAGTGGATATATTACCGTTGGAAACGTTGCCAGTGCGAACGATACCCGTAGAACTTACAAGATTTTTGAACCCAAAAACTTAATAGCCAACTTCACTGAAGTTAACAACGTAACAACTAACAGACCGGTAACAAGTTTCAATTACCTATCAACGACTACCCCCAACCCAATCGCAAATCTGTCAGCATTCTACGCCACAAGAACTGCGGATAATTTATTGCCTACCGAAGGATTTATTCGCAGTAACACCGATAGTCTGCCATTTGAGAAAACCACCTCAATGTTGAATACCCCATATTTTGTAAACTCGATTTTGGTGGGGGTTCAAAACGAGAAAAACAAAGTTGAGAATCCATATGTTGCGGCTTCTTATTTGTTCATTAACTCACTCCCTTTGTCGACATTCAGAGAAAAATACAAGAGTTACGAGAACAATGTTACAGTTTCTTTGGACTACATATTTGCCTCATTCAAAAAGTTTGGGGCAATTCACAAAGTCCCTTATGTATGGGTTCTTAAGTACGGTTCAATTTGGCACAGATACAAAACCTACATTGAAAGTGGTGTGAATCAAACTGATATTCTATCACCTGTTTGGACAAACTTTAATTACGTCAACAACTATGACCCTGTTACCAACGACACACAAAAGACTTACAATCTTAGTGTCGGAAACATTCAGCTCCAAAGTCAGTTCAATCAGTTAGCTGTTCAATACACAAACTTAACTGTTGGTTTCTATCCTAAGGCTATCAACGATTTCAACTACTTCCTTAACGGGAACGACCTTTACACAAACTACACTGACTCGGAAATCAACCAATCTATCAGGGATGGTTTGAAAATTCAAAACTTAGCCAACTCAAACATCCAAACAAATGCTTTCACAAACGCAGGTCAAGTAAGTGTCCTCAACATGACAACTTACAGTTGTATAATACCCGATGGTATTCCAAGTACTGACCCGAACGTATTGGTTTGTAATGATACCCCCTCGACACCACAGGTAAACTACTACATACTTCCTTCTTTCGGAACTGAATTGAACGAGGTTAGGGAGTCATGTTTTACACCAACAGGTGTACAAACTCAAGACCTTTATAACAATAGTTCGGTGTTCAATGGCTCGGTAAGATTGTTTTGGAAACTCCCTAACTATGGTTATTTTGATTCGAACGATATTGTGAGACCCGCTTACGATGAGTATTTGAACCTAATCCCTCTTTTGGGAACAGTTCCTCCTTTTGACTTAAAAAATACCGCTCAGGTTCTTACCTCACCTTATTCAAAAATCGACGACATGTTCTCGGTGTTTGAAAGAAGTGTACTCGACAAATTGGAGGATGAGTTCTTGAAGTTCTCACAATCTGTATCGAATTACAAGAACGATACTGTTGTAGACCCGTTAGCCGTTTTAGACCCAACCGTCAACACTGC